TTAGCTTTTGGTGATAGAGATAATATGAATCAAGGTTTATTAGAGTATTTGAAAGAGAATAAAAAAGATGAGCTTAATCAGTTCAGTACTAAGTCCCTTATTAAAAGAGCAATTGAAGAAGGAACGCCAATCACTTAAAAGGGAACTAAAAAGAGAATTAATAAAGGCAGATACAACAAATTCTAAAGCAGTTAGGGTTTTTGATTATCCAATTGGTTTCAACCAACAAATATCAAGAATAGAGCGTCCGGCAACTAGTGGGGTTTCTTACTCTGTCTTACGACAATTTTCAGTTTTCTATCCAATTGCTAGAGCTTGTATTAACCACTTAAAAGCTAAAATAACTGCGTTAAACTGGGATATTGCACCTTTACTGGAAGAGACAGAGCCTGAAGCAGAGAAAAATAAAAGAGTGGAGCAAGTAAAAGAGATATTTAAAAAAATTGGCGGTAACTATCTTAACTTTAGGTCTTTTGTAAGTACAATAATTGAAGATTTAACAGTTTTGGACGCTGTAGCACTCTATAAGAAAAAGACTTTAGGGGGGAAAATTCTACATTATATCCCTGTAGATGGAGCAACAATCAAACTTTTAATAAACGAAGACGGAACTAGACCAGAACCACCTGAGATTGCCTATCAACAGATTATTCGGGGAACAGTAGCAGCTGAACTAACTGCTGATGAGTTACTTTATGAGAAACTTTATGATCGAACTAACAGCCCTTATGGTTTGTCTCCATTAGAGAGTCTAATAGTTACAATTTCAACCGCCCTAAAAACCTCAACTTATAATTTAGGTTATTTATCTGAAGGGAATGTACCTGAAGGGTTTATTGAACTTCCCCCTGATATTGCTAATTCACCCGAACAGGTAAAAGAGTGGCAGGACTATTTTGACTCTTTAGTTAGCGGCGATCCAAGATTTCAAAGAAGATTAAAAACAGTTCCAAGTGGAGTTAAATATACTCCGACAAAGAAAGCCGAAGACATGTCTTTTGAGAGGTTTGAGCAGTGGCTCCTACAAAATACTTGTGCAATCTTTGGTGTTCCACCTCAAGATATAGGTTTCACAATGCAGATAAACAAAGCAACTAGTGAAACTCAACACGATGTTGGAACGGAAAAAGGAACGATGGTTATCTCCAACTTCTTAAAAGAGGTTTTCGATAAGATTATTCAAGAAGACTTGGGTTACACTGATTTACAGTTTGTTTGGACTAACCTTAACCCAACTAATCAGCTAGAAGAGGTAGAAATTGCTGATAGGTTGATTAGAGTTGGAGCTTTAAGTGTTGATGAGTATAGAGTTTCACAAGGTTTAGAGCCAATTGGCTTAACTAATGCAGTTTACACTCAATCAGGCCCAATTTTAATTGAGGATATTCTTAACCCAGCACCACCGCCAGTAACACCGTCGCCAACAACAGAAGAGACTACTAGCCAAGCTAATACAGAAGCAGAAAGTCCACAAGAGGATGTAACTGATGAGACTGCTATGGACGAGGAAACTAAAGCAATTAAAGCGTGGCGAAACTACACAATGAAAAACTTTAAAAAAGGAAAAATTAAAGTTGAAAAGAATAAAAACCCTAAAATACATCCAGCTATAGCAGAAAAAATAGAATATGATTTACAGTTTGCCTCTGATCCAGCTTCGGTAAAACAGATCTTTGATAGATACCTTAATCCGGAGGGAGCTATGCGAAGAGCAGCTTTAAAATTAAATGCCGAACTTAACGAACTTACTGCTAAAACAGCCGATACAAACTAGATTGGCAATAAATAAGTTTCTTTACCAAGCAGGAACTAATATTGCTTTATATAATGCTACTCGTGAAAGACGATTTAAAGTTTTTAAAGAAAACATTGCAAAAACAATTGCAGAGCAAGTTAAAGATATTAGTCAAGAACATATTATTAGTGAAATAGGCAACGAGTTCACACCAACTTTAGCAATTATTTCAAAGTATTTTACTCCATTTGATAAAAAATACCCGGGAGGGAAAGAAGTTATAAGCAGTTTTTATTTATGGGCGGGTACACAAGGTGGACAAGCGGCTTTAGATAAACTTGGGATCGGAAAAATTAGAAAAGCAATAAATTTAACTTTTGATTTAAGAGATCCAAAATTGATTGCTAGACTGCTAGACTATCAAAACTTAATGATAGATAGTGTTGACCAAACAACAAAGAAATGGATTGCCGAAACAATAGCAATGGGTCAAGAAGATGACTTAACCCCAAGTGAAATTGCCCAATTACTAGCTGATGGGGCAACAGAATTGGGGGCTTACCGTTCTAAATTGATTGCCGAAAACGAGTTAGCTCAAGCGATGAGTTATGTCGAAAGACAAACGTATATTCAAAATGATGTTTCGATGA